TTACTTCAACTTCTCCTGTTTCTTTAACGCCGTAAGATTTGTTCGATTGATAAATACAAGCTGTTACATTGTTCCAAATTGGATATTGTCTCATTGTCTTAATCCTTTTACTGTTTGTTATTTGATAGGTGTTGTATCATTAATTTTATGCATGAATAAATATTCAACTATTTCAGATATATTAATATGGTCTTGGTTATCGTCATAATAGATATGACCATTTTTTACAGTTGTTTTGGCGTGCATAATCTTTTGGTAAATATCCGCCGCGATATCATAGTTTGATACATCTTTGTACATTGTCTTATTCCTTTTGTGTAAAGTATTTATACATAATATATAGTAAAGTATTTATACATTGTCAACATATACAAGTAAAATAATTTAACATTAATTAAGTGATAGCATATTTAGTGGTTGGTATTGCGTGTCAACACTAGATATGGTATTAGTTACCTATTGTATTAGAGCTGGTGTAAGCTTGTGTAATATAGTGTGGTTTAAATATAGTTATTTTGTTGCGTGTGTTTTGTATAATCTTAAACAGATAAAGCTTACATCTTCATACGTGTACAGCACGCGATTGCCTATGCTATATATTTACAATGTGTAGCCTGGCGGGGGTATATTTTAAGGTCATCACCCCCAGACAGGCGCACCACTCTGTATATGTGTTAAATACTACTATCAACCACACAGTCAGGAGTATCCATGCCTAGGAAGTTAGCTAAGAAGGAAGATATTATATTACGTATGGTAGGCGATGGTATAAGTGTAAGTGAGATATGTAGGGGTATGGGTATTAGTAGGAATACTTTTTATCAGTATTTAAATGATAATAAGGATATTAAGGATGCTTATGAGATAGCCAAGAGTAGTTTTTCTTCTGAGTTTAGAAGTAACTATGAGGGTTTACTTGTAGGGGCTGTTACTGGTACTGCCAAGGTAGATGTTATGGCATTGAGGGAGATGGGAACGCACAGTAGGTGGTTAGAGTCTCATTGTAACTCTGAGGACTTTGGAGAAAAGGCCAAGGCTATGATGCAGCTAAAGACTGGCGATACTGAGATTAACATAGCTTGGATTACAGATGGCTCAGATAACGATACCTTATAAGCCTCGTGCATCTCAAGCTGAAATGCATAACAGCCTGAGACGCTGGAATGTTTTAGTCATGCACAGACGTTTTGGCAAGACTGTTTTTGCAGTTAATCATTTAATTAAGGAATGTCTGACTTGTCCATTGCCAAGACCTAGGGTTGCATTTATTGCTCCTACCTTTACGCAAGCAAAGAGAATTGCTTGGGATTATGTTAAGTATTATGCCAGTGTAATACCTGATGTTGCTTTTAATGAAACTGAGTTAAGGGTAGATTTCCCCAATGGTTCTAGGTTGATGTTATTATCTGCTGAGAATCCAGATGCACTTAGAGGTATTTATTTAGATTTAGCTATCTTTGATGAATATGGAATGCAGAATCCTAGGGTATGGGGGGAGGTTGTACGACCAGCCTTGTCTGACAGAGAGGGGGCAGCTGTATTTTTGGGAACTCCTGCTGGACATAATCATTTTTTTGATTTACTGCAACAAGCAAAAAATGAATGTGAGGAAGGTTCTGACAAATGGTATTGGAAGACTGTCAAGGCTTCTGAGAGTGGTATTGTAAAAGAAGAAGAATTACAGGCTGCTAAACAGCAAATGACAGAAGAGCAGTTTGAACAGGAATATGAGTGTTCCTTTACAGCCAGTATTATTGGTGCGTATTATGGAAAACTTATTGCAGAAGCAGAAGATGATAATAGAGTAACAAAAGTGCCGTATGACCCTTCATTGCCAGTACATACAGCATGGGATTTGGGGATAAATGATGCGACAGCTATTTGGTTTGCACAGGTTTATAGGGGCGGTGCGATACATATTATTGATTATTACGAGAATAGTGGAGTGGGTCTCGACCACTATGCGGAAGTTCTTAACAGGAAAGACTTCGTATTCGGTGACCATCTCGCCCCCCACGACATTGAAGTCAGAGAACTTGGGTCTGGCAAATCGCGTTTGGAAACGGCTTTGTCGCTTGGTATTAGATTTAAGGTTGTTCCGAAAATAAAAGTAGCTGATGGCATCAACGCTACAAGGATGTTGCTACCTAAGTGTTTTTTTGATAGAGATAAAACACAAGATGGTGTTGATATGTTAAGACAGTATAGACAAGAGTGGGATGATAAGAAGAAAGTGTTTCGTGACCATCCAAGACATGACTATACATCTCATGCAGCAGATGCCTTTAGATATCTTGCAACTGGGTTAGAACAAAGAACAAGAATGGTTAGACCGCCACAGACTGTTGCAGTAAATGAATATAATCCTTTTGCCATGTAAGGAGTAAAAAGATGAGCTTTATGAGTCCACCAAGAGTAATAGCACCACCGCCTCCCCCTCCCCCTCCTCCTCCACCAGAACCAGATATGGAATTAGGTGCAGCACTTGCTGAAGAAGGCGTAAGAAGGCAAGGAGCAGGACGTTTTAACAGAGGTTCTACCATTGTTGCAGGATTACTGAATCAGGATACTGGTACACGTAATACGATGATAAAATGACAGAAGAAGAATTAAAAGCATTACTAAAACGCTTTGAGTATGTTGAAGACCAGCGTGATACATGGAATACCCATTATCAGGAACTGGCTGACTTTATGCTTCCCAGAAAAGCAGAGATTGTCAAACAGCGTTCCAAAGGCGAAAAGCGCATGGAACAAATATATGATGGCACAGCTTTGCAAGCTGTAGATTTATTAGCTTCTTCATTGCATGGTATGCTGACTAGCGGTGCATCACCTTGGTTTCATCTGGATGTTAAGGATACTGATATAAACAGAGATGATGATGTACGTGAATGGTTGCAAGATACCTCAAGACGTATGATGCGATTATTCAATCAATCCAACTTTGAGACTGAAGTGCATGAATTATATGTAGACTTAGTTGTGTTTGGTACTGGTTGTATGTTTGTAGAAATGGGAGAAGATAAACAGCTTCGATGTTCTACACGGCATATATCAGAGTTTTATGTTCAAGAAGACCTACATGGCATGGTAGATACGGTGTATCGAAAGTATGAGTCTTCTGCAAAAGCAGCGGTACAAAGATTTGGGGAAGAAAATATTGGTGACCATATAGCCAAAGTATTTAAAAAGAACCCAGAAGAACCAGTTGAAATATTGCATATCGTAACGCCTCGTATGGTACGAGATATTACAAAACGCGATAATATAAATATGCCATTTGCTTCTGTGTATGTGTGTAGTAAATCACGCATGATATTATCAGAAGGTGGCTTTGAAGAAATGCCGTTTATCGTGCCTCGTTTCTTAAAAAGTACAGGCGAGATAATGGGGCGTTCTCCTGCGATGACGGCATTACCTGATGTTAAAATGTTAAACCTAATGAGTAAAACAATTATTCAGGCAGCGCAGAAACAAATCGACCCACCGTTACTTGTACCAGATGATGGCTTTATGTTGCCTGTAAGAACACAGCCTGGTGGATTAAACTTCTATCGCTCTGGTACAAGAGATACGATTACGCCTTTGAATACAGGCAGTAATACAAATGTTGGGTTGAGTATGGAAGAACAACGAAGACAGGCTATCCGTTCTGCATTTTATGTAGACCAGATACTTGTTGGTGGCTCTCCCAACATGACAGCAACAGAAGTCATACAAAGACAAGAAGAGCGCATGAGAGTTATTGGCCCTGTTCTTGGAAGGCTAATGAATGAAATGCTACGCCCATTAATAGACCGTGTGTTTGCATTAATGTTAAGAGAAGATATGCTACAACAAGCACCACCATTAATACAAGGCAGGGACATTGATATAGAATATGTATCCCCATTGGCTATGGCACAAAAATCTAGCAGTCTAAATAATACTATGAAAGCATTGGAAATACTTATGCCATTAGCACAGGCACTGCCTGTAGGTGACCATATAGACCCAGATGGGTTAGTACGGCACATTACAGATAGTCTGGGTGTGCCTAAGATGACATTAAAATCACAACGTGAAGTTGATGCAATGAGGCAACAGCGTCAGGAAATGCAACAGGCTATGCAAGAACGTGAAGCATTATCACAGGATGTAGCTGATACCGCGCAAGCAGCGCAAGCAGTTAGGATGGTAAGTAAATAATGGCAGAACCAGAATCAATCGTCAATGAAGCCTATACACAAGATAAAATACAAAAAGAAATAGAACAGCTAAAAGATATGTATACTCAGACATTTACATCCGAAAATGGCAAGAGAGTACTTACAGATTTAGCAAATAGATGTCACTGGATGACAACTACCCATGTATCAGGAGATGCTAATGCATCTGCTTATGAAGAAGGAAAACGTGCTGTTTTCTTACATATTAACAATATGATTAATAAGGAGTAAAAATGGAAGAACAGGTAGTCGAACAGGTAGACCAGCCAACTACAACGGTGCTAGAAACACCAGCAGAAGTAGCACAGGGCGGTTCTGGTAACGATTTCTTAAACCAATTACCAGAAGAATTACGCTCACATCCAAGTCTATCACCCATAAAAGATGTAGGTAATCTGGCTAAATCTTATGTAAATGCACAACAATTGATTGGCGCAGATAAACTAGCTGCACCTAAAAACCCATCTGAAGAACAGCTTGGTAAAATACATCAGTATCTAGGTGTACCAGAAACATCCGATAAGTATGATGTTGTCGTAGATGGAAACATAGTAACAGAAGAAGTTGCTAGTAATTTTAAGGGCATAGCACATAAACTTAACCTAACACCTAATCAGGTAAATGGTGTGATGGAGTATTATAAATCTACAGTAAATACATCACAGGAAGAGATTAGCCGACAACAGGAAAGTCTCAAAGAAGAAACCATTAACGGATTAAAAAAAGAATGGGGTCAGGCTTATGATGATAAACTTGCAAGCGTCAAAGGATTGCTTGGTAAGTTTGGTGACTCTGATATTTATGAATTAGAGTTAGCCAGTGGGTTGAAGTTTGGCGATGACCCTAGAGTTATAAAGTATTTTTCTGAAATTGCTAACTTTGTTAATTCTTCTACCAGTGAAGATACAATTGCAGATGCAACACAAACACGTAAACTCACGCCTAACGAAGCACAGGCAGAAGTTACTTCTATTATGAACTCTCCAGAATATACAGATAAAAAGAATTATGTAGCACGGCAAAGAGCTATCAATAGAGTTAATGAATTAATGGAAATGATACATGGATAATAATGACATTATCATTGCTAGAAACGAGTTAATATGTAACCTCTTGCAAACTTGTGCAAATAGAGATATTTTAGATATAAGCCAACTTGAACAAAAAGCAGAGTTGCTTTGGAGTTGGGTTATCAAGGGTAGCGGTTTAAACCGTCCTGAAGACAATCGGATAGACGATAGTTCTACGGCAACTAAAAAGCCTAGACGTGTCCGTGAGGGTAGCACATCGATAAAAGTATAAACGCAATTTGTGAAAGAAGGAGTTAAACATGTCTTCACAAGTAACAACCGCGTTCGTGCAACAATATTCTGCTAATGTGCAAATGCTCTCACAACAAATGGGTAGCCGTTTACGTGATGCAGTTAATATAGAAAATGTTGTTGGTAAGAACGCATTTATAGACCAGATTGGTAAAGCGACAGCACAGCTTCGCACCAGCCGACATGGTGATACACCGCAACTTGATACCCCACACGCAAGACGTAGAGTATCATTAGCATCATACGAATATGCAGACTTAATTGATGACCAAGATAAAGTTCGTATGTTGATTGACCCAACATCACAATATGCACAGGCAGCTGCTGCTGCAATGGGTCGTGCTATGGATGATGTTATTATCGATGCAGCACTTGGTACAGCATCAACAGGCGAAACAGGTTCTGGTTCAGCTACGCTAGATGCAACAGCAAACATGGTGGGTTCTTCATCATCGAATGATGGATTAACGATTGCCAAGTTGCTTGAAGCAAAGCGTAAGATGGATTTGAATGATGTTGACCCTTCTATTCCACGTTACATTGCAGTAGGGCCAAAGCAAATTGAAGACTTACTTGGTACAACTCAGGTTACCAGCTCAGATTTCAACACTGTGAAGGCGTTAGCTCAAGGTGATATCAATACGTTCCTAGGCTTCGAGTTCATCATGACAAATCGTCTTGATGTTGCTTCAGATGATGTTCGTTCATGCTTTGCATGGGCAGAGGATGGCATTACCCTTGGAATAGGCAAAGATGTTTCTGCAAGAATTGATGAGCGTGCTGATAAAGGGTATGCAACTCAAGTTTACTATTGCATGGATATTGGTGCGGTGCGGATGGAAGAGTCCAAAGTCGTTAAAATCTTCTGTGATGAAACACCAGACTAAGATAGGAGATTAGAAAATGGCTAATGTAAACACAACCCTCGTTTCCAATATGTTGGCATCGCCTCAGGTGGCATCACCATCTAGGACTTTGCATGGCGTGAAACGAGTAGCAATGGGAACAATCGCACTGGCTGCTGGTGATTTATCTGCCACAGATACAGTAATGCTTGCTCCTGTTCCTTCAAATGCAGCAATCGTAACTATTAAGTTATTTAACGATGACTTAGATTCTGGTACAACAAACACCTGTGACGTAGGTGTATATTCGGAAAGTGACGGTACGTTTACCGCACTGGATGATGATGCCTATGCATCCGCAATCACAGACCTTCGTGGTGCGGTAGGTGGTGTTGGAACAGATGTTACCTATGAAGCAAGAAACATCAACTTAACAGGTCAGAGAGTATGGGAAGATGCAGGTCAAACATCTGACCCAGGTGGTCATTTGTTCATCGGATTACTATTCGATGCAGCAGGAGATACCGCTGGTGATTTATCTTTCGTGATTGAGTATGTTGTAAACTAAATAGTGAGGGGCAGAGCAATCTGCCCTTCCTTTATTGAGAGGTAAGATTATGTCTTCTGTTGTTGATATTTGTAATGAATCAATGGATTTACTTGGTGCAGCTACAATAACTTCTCTTGATGAAAACTCTAAAGAAGCCAAACTCTGCAACCGAAGATTTACTACTGTTAGAGACCAAGTATTACGCTCCCATCCTTGGAACTCCGCTATAAGAAGAGCATCATTAGCTAAAGACTCTGATGCTCCGCCATTTGGTTTTACAAGCCAGTTCTCCCTTCCAACAGATCCATTTTGCTTACGTGTTTTATCTTTTTATACCGATAGTATAAATCAGGATATAGCTGCATATGAATCACAGGTTATGTTTAAAATAGAAGGAAGAAAAGTATTATCAGATGAAACTGCGTGTAAGATAATATATGTAGCAAGAGTCACCGATACAGAAGAATATGATAGTTTATTATCAAGCACAATAGCACATAAACTAGCCTCTGAAGTTGCCTATGCAATTACAGGAAGCTCATCCTTATCAGGTCAGATATATCAATTATATCAAGCTAGATTATCAGAAGCCAAAGCAATGGATGCTATGGAAGGTGTACCAGATAGATTGACCTCAAGTGAATTTATTGATGTAAGGGTATAATATGGCACGAGTGTCAACCATAGTAACCAACTTCCAGTCTGGTGAATTAACGCCAAGACTTGAAGGAAGGGTAGACTTACAAAAATATAGTGCTGGTGTTCAAACCCTACAGAATATGGTTGTCTTCCCTCAAGGCGGTATTACCAGAAGAACAGGAAGTTATTATGTTAATTCATCAAAAGATGGTGGTGAAATACGTCTTGTAAACTTTGAGTTTGGTGCAGATACTACATCAGAAGAGCCTGTATCTTATGTATTAGAGTTTGGGCTAAACTATATACGTTTTTATCATAATGAAGTGATATTAACAGAAGCCACCAAAGCTATATCAGCTATTACCAAAGCAAACCCAGCGGTGGTTACAGCATCATCTCATGGCTATAGTGATGGTGATAGAGTATTTATCAAAGATATTGTAGGCATGACAGAACTCAATAACCGTGAGTTTACAGTTGCAAATAAAACAACAAATACATTTGAATTGTCTGGCATTAATAGCTCTGCTTTTACAACTTATGGCTCTGGCGGTACATCTGGTAAAATAGTTGAAATAACAACGACTTATACAGTAGCACAGGTAAAAGAACTAACCTTTGCACAATCAGCAGACGTTATGTTTATAGCACATAGAAGTCATGCACCAGCGCAACTTACCAGAACAACTACCACTTCATTTACACTTGCTGATATGAGTTTTGTAGATGGCCCTTATGAAGATGAGAATATAGGCACAACAACAATTACATCAGATGCAAACACAGGCACAGTTACATTAACTGCCTCTGCTGATTTATTTGCATCATCTGATATAGGCTCTTTGTTTAGATTCAGAGATATCGTTGAGGTACAGCATGATGCTTGGGCAACAGGAGATACCTATTCACAGAATGATTTAGTACGACATAATGGTAATGTATATAAAAAAACAGATGCTGGTAGTGGTGAGTCTACAGGAGCGCAAGCACCTGTTCATACATTTGGCTCAGAGGTGTATGGCAATCATACATGGCAGTTCCAGCATAGTGGTACAGGATTTGTTAAAATAACAGCCGTTGCCAGTGCTACATCAGCTACAGCCATCGTGCAAAATAATTCTGTAAATGGAAATATCAATACACTTGTATTACCAAAGAATGCAACAGATGGAACAACAAGATGGTCAAGAGGAGCATTTAGTAGTAGAAATGGATTTCCAAGAGCAGTTGCATTTTATGAAGAAAGATTATTCTTTGCTGGTACAACCGCACAGCCACAAAGCATCTTCGGTTCTGTAACAGATGATTTCACCAATCATAGTCCTGGCACAAATGATGATGATGCAATCAATGTAACAATAGCATCTGATAAGGTAAATGTTATTAAGCATTTAATACCAGGTAGGTTCTTACAAATACTTACAACAAGTGCAGAGTTTACCTTATCTGGTGGTACACAAGGGGCTGCTGTTACACCTACATCAGTAAACGTATTACGAGAAACTACTTTTGGTACATCTAATGTACGCCCACTTAGAGCAGGAGCAAGTACCATATTAGTGCAAAAGAGTGGTGAGAAAGTAAAGGAAGTTACCTTTGATTTAAATACAGATGGTCTGGTAGGAAGAGACCTAACCATATTAGGAGAGCATCTAGCTAAAGGTGGTTTGACCGATATGGTATGGCAACAAGAACCAGAACTTATCTTATGGTTTGTGCGTTTTGATGGAGTATTAATAGGTCTTAGTTATGACCCTGCAAATAATACAGTTGGTTGGCATCAGCATCCATTTGGTAATTCTGGTGTGGTAGAAAGTGTAACATCCATTCCTAGCGGTACAGAAGACCAAGTATATTTATCGGTAAAGCGTACTATCAATGGTTCTGAAGTACGACATATCGTATATCTTAAATCATTTAATTTCAGCCAGAAAGTAAGAGATGCTTTCTTTGTTGACTCAGGTGTTACCATAGAAAACACAGCTAAGACTATTACAGCTGCTTCACTATCTACAGACCAAGTAAGCAGTGTTACAATAGACCATCAGACAGTTACCATTACATCTTCTTCACATGGTTTTAGTAATGGAGATGATGTAGTTATCAATGATGTTGTGGGAATGACGGAACTAAATGGCGATAGTTTTACCGTATTTAATAAACAAGACCATACTTTTGAGTTGGCAAACCCAGCGAGTAAAAGCATCAAATCAATTACCAAAGCAAACCCTGCTAATATAAATATCGACAATCATGGCTTTGCTACCAATGACCAAGTGGCTATTTTTGATATTGTAGGCATGACAACAGTTAATAATACAGGTGTTATCGTAACAAAAGTAGATGATAATAACTTTACAATAGGTGTTAATTTAAGTGCAGTAAGTGGATTCCCAGCAGCCCAAGTAAATAATGGAAGTGGTATAACCAGTGGTGCTACGGTCATTGATATTGACACTGTAACAGGTACAATATCTACAGGTATGGTGGTAACAGGAACAAATATTGCTTCGGGAACAACCGTTGTTGCGTTGGCTGGACAAACCAAAATTACCTTATCTACTGGCACAACAGGGGCAATAGCCGATGATGAAGTATTGGTATTTTTGCCTAATAGTGGTGTCGTGCGTAAAGCAACCAATGGTACGCCTTTTACAACCTACATATCAGGTGGTGAAGTACGTAAAAAAGTATCTGCTGTTACAGGCGTAAATCATTTAGAAGGCGAAACAATAGCTGTTCTGGTAGATGGCGCAAGTCATGCAGATAAAACCGTTACAAATGGCAGTATCACACTAGATAGAACTGGCGGTGTAATTCATGTTGGGTATAACTATGACTCTTTAGTTAAGACTTTGCGTATGGAAGGTGGTGCAGAAGACGGTATATCACAAGGAAAGATAAAAAGAATACATGGGGTAACAGCACGATTTATAGATACAGTTGGTGCAGAAACAGGGCCAGATGTAGATAATCTTGACCGTATGCCATTCAGAGATAGCAGTATGGCTATGGATGGCCCGATACCATTATTTAATGGTGATAAAGAAATATTCTTTCCATCTGGGTATGATAATGATGCACAGGTTGTTATAAGACAAAACCAACCCTTGCCTATGACCATACTTGCAATTATGAGAAGGTCTAATACATTCGATGCTTAAACTGAGAACATTTGATAAAAAAGATATAGATAACATAGACTTAGAGTTTGTTATTGAAAAGCAACATAAAGATGCTTTCATCGCACCAGAGCGCATACATGGTTATACCTTAATGTATGATGATGTTATATTAGGTATGGGCGGTATTCATTTTATGTGGGGTAAGGTTGCAGAAGGTTGGTTCTTTATATCTAAACTAGGTAAGGTAAAATACAAATCTGTGGTAAAGCATACCTATTATATGTTTGATGTAATAGAAACAGAAAACAATATTGATAGAATACAGGCTAGTGTTTCAGCAGATGACCCAACAGCAATACGATTTGCAAAATGGCTTGGGTTTGAGAACGAGGGTTTGATGAGACAATATGGTGTAGATGGCGGTGATTATTACCGCATGGCGAGGATAAAGTAATGAGTGCTTTACAAGCAATTGCAGTAGGTGGTCAGGTTCTTGGCGGTATCATGGGTGCAAAAGGTGCAAACGCAGCTGCACAATCTGCACAAGCAGTTGCTGAATATAATGCACAGGTTGCTGAAAATGAAGCAATTCTTCTAGCAAGACAAAAAAGAGAAGAAGAAGCTGCTCTCAGAAGACAGTCTGACAGGCTTATAAGCACCCAGAGAGTTGCTACAGCAACTTCTGGTATCAGAATGTCTGGCAGTCCATTACAGGCTCTAGCAGATGCTTATTTCAATACAGAAAAAGATGCAGCTAGAATACAATACGCATCAAGCATACAGCAAATGCAAAAGGAATCAGAAGCAACATTATCAAGGCTTGAAGGACAAGCAACAGCGCAAGCATTAAGAATACAAGGACAACAATCACTGCTTGGTGGATTTACCGATGCAGCATCAACAGGAGCAAGTTTCGTCTGATGCCTAGAATACCATTATACAATAAAGGCGTAGGGCCAACACAAGGATTAGCTGCTGGTCAGTTATCACCACGAGCAAGTACATCAGCCTTTACCGCACCAGGCAGAGCCTTTGCAGGGTTTCAGCAAACATTATCAAAAGCAGGAAAGGTAGCTGCTGACTTTGAACTAGCACAACAAAAGATAAATGCAGATACATTAGATACTGAAGTAAAATCTATATTAGATGAAGAGTTTTCTAAATTAGAAAAACAAGAGTTAGATGACGTATCTTTGTATGAAGAAGAGTTAGGAAAAATACAAGAAACAATAAATACTAAAATTGAAACTACTCCAAGAATAAACTCAAGATTAAAATCAACGGTTCAAAACAATTTTGATACACGCTTTTCAGCTTTATCCGTTGGTGGAAAGCAAGTTACTTTTGAAAGAAAAAGAACAAATTTAGCAAATTCATTTATAAAAGGATTAAATTCAAACACTGAAAATGCACGAAAAAATCC